TCGAGTTTGGAAAGTGATGTACGACGGAAGCATTAACACTCAAAAGAGAGTAGCTGGCCAGAAGGTTTCAGCATCAAAAGAGTACAGCGTGGAACTTGTAAGCCCAATCCTTACCTACCAAAAGGATATGGAGAACCTTCAGGAGATAGCGAGAAAGTTAAAAAAAGCAGGCGCTTTTTCAGAACAGCAAAACTGCACCGGGATACACATTCACCTAGATGGAAAGGATCACACACCAAGGTCCATCAGAAACTTCATGAACATCATTTACTCAAGAAACGACCTTTTGTACGATGCCCTGCAGATAGAACACAGAAGAATGCACTACTGCAAAAAGATGGACCAGAGCCTAGTGGAAAAGATGAACAGGAAGAAACCCACTACCCTAAAGCAGATTGAAGAAATTTGGTACCAAGGCTACAGCGACAGAAGAGAAATACATTACCATGAAAGTCGCTACCATTTTCTAAACCTTCACAGCCTTTTTAACGGATGCGGAACGGTAGAACTTAGAGGCTTTAATGGAACCCTTCACGCAGGTAAGATTCGAAGCTTTGTGGTCCTAGCTTTAGCGATGAACCACCAGGCCCTTACCCAAAAGAGTGCCAGCAGCAAGAAGCCACAAATCGAAAACCCTAAGTTCTCCATGAGAACCTGGCTGAACCGAATCGGCTTTATCGGAGACGACTTTAAAAACTGCAGAGAGCACCTTTGCAAACATCTGGATGGCAGCGCAGCCTGGAGATTTCGAACAGCCGCATAGATAACTGAGAAGGCGGCAACTTCATAACCACCGAGCGGGAAACCGCTCTTGAGGTGGTAGAAGGGTTCCCCAATTGAGTCAGAAGGCCACACAGCCGAAGCTGAAGGGGACAAACCGCCCTTTAGGAAAGGATGGAGTAATGATGCAAGGAAAAAAAAGACTTAACGTAGCCTATGGATCCAATTTAAATCTGAGTCAGATGGCCTTTCGGTGTCCGACTGCAAAGATTTATGGCAAAGGGATTCTTAAAGGCTACAAGTTATTGTTCAAAGGACAGAAGGATAATGCTTACTGCACCATTGAGAAGAAACGTGGTGGCAAGGTACCGGTGGTAGTTTGGGAACTGCAGCCAGAAGATGAAAAGGCACTGGACTTCTACGAAGGCTACCCTAGATTTTATGAAAAAGAAGATGTGAAAGTAACACTGGAGGATGGAACTGTCGTGGTGACCATGGTTTATGTCATGACCGAAAAGGTCCTTGAAAGGATACTCCTCAACCTACCAAGCAGAAGCTATCTTGAATCAGTCAAAGAAGGGTATGAGGCAGCAGGATTTGATGTGAAATTCATTGAAGAAGCCTTAGCCATTAGCGAGAATGCAGTCAGGAAGATTGCACCGAAGTTCCTGTAACCACTTAAAAAAAATACATCATTTCTCGATATTACGCTTGCAATTATGTGCGTAAAGAGTGATATATAGACTACCAAAAAGAAACCTTTAGGAGGTCAGAGAAATGATGATTGAAAAGAAAGACAGATTTAAAAACAAAAGTGGCAGGGTATATGAGATTGCAGGAAAATGGGGAAGCGACTTAATTCTATCGCCAGTTAAAGACCGCGATGATGAATGCCTGATCTATACACTTAGCGAGATGCAGGATTTCCTAGAGACTGGACATTTCAAAAGAGTGGGAGGGACAAAAGCATGAAAGCACTATTCGGAAGAAAGATTTGTGATTTGGAAGAGCTGAGAGGGCTCACCCACCAATCCATTAAAGATGGCAAGAAAGGTCAGCCCTACACCATCACTAGAGAAGTGATTCTTAAGGACAAAGACTTTAGAGATTTTGCAAATGACTTTTTAAAGGACCAGTCTTGGATTTCGCCTGAAGATGGCGGAATGAACGAAGAAGGAGAAATCAGGTGCATTCGGGTGGTTAATATTGATACCGGTGAAAAGGTCCTGGTCAATACTGAAGGATATGACTACCCACGCTACACCGGACTTGAACTAGCATAACTGAAGAAGGGCACACAGCCCTTTTTTAGATAGTGCACTAAACTACCTGCACTACTATCTTGAATGCAGATAATTTAGTGCATTTACATTCAAATAAACTAGAGAATTGCCTTGCTATATCCTGTGTTTAGAGTGATTAATGTAAGTACCAAAACACAGGGAGGTATGAAAATGGAACGAAAAGAAATGATCAAAAGATTAGGCGAGCATTTGGGTGTGAAGCCAAAGTACTTAAGCACACCAAGTTTTGCCTATGAAATCAGAACTGCTGATGAAGTGTACACAATTGATAAAAATTGTAACATCACAAATCAAGATGGGACGGCTGTTACTATGGAAGAAATTCTGACGATCAAAGATGCAGACGGGCTAGTTGAGAGGCCAAAGGAAAATGAAACTGTAGAAAACGAAGCGGTCCTTCCAGAGGCCGATATTGAAGTGAACGAGGAAGAGTCTCCAAGAGATGTATTGATGGAACTTGATGGTTTTGAACTAAAACTGGATATGGGAGACCATACGGGCATCAGCCTAAAAAATATCATCAACATGCTTTACAGCAAACAGCATCTGATTGGTATGGCCTTTCAAACGGATCAACACTTCATGGATGAAAGTTTTGTAGAGGAATTGAACCGTGAGAATGTCGAGGATTTTGCGAGACTTGATGCTGTGATTCAAAAGTTAGGTACCGAAAGATGTCCTGGATTTGAGATTGATTTTGTTGAGAAGACTTTCAGCTTCTGGCTATTGGGTGCACAGCTCACAGCTGAGAGGATTGCTGCTTTCAAAGATCTATGTGTACTCATTGCTGAATACGCCAAGACACTGAAGCGAGCATCCTTTAAACAGGCACAGGAAGACAATCCTAAATATGCGCTGAGAACCTGGCTGATCCGAATCGGAATGAATGGTCCGGCATATAAGGAAACTAGATTGACACTTTTAAAGCATTTGGAAGGAAGTGGCGCATTCAGAACACCGGGTGATGAGTATGAAGCCTAAATGTAAACTAATAGGTGAAGACGGAAACATCTTCAACTTGATGGGGCTCGCCTCAAAAGCTTTAAAAGGTGCAGGCAAATCTGAACATGCGCAGGAGATGGTTCAGAGAATTACCACTTCTGCGATGAGCTATGACGAGGCGCTAAATATTATTATGGAATATGTAAATGTCGAGTAGGAGGTGGCGTGATGGATCAGTTTTTTAATAAGAAGCGCTGCGATCGCTGCGGTGGGAGTTTGGATGGTGGACGCATTATGTCTATGTTCAGTGAAGCGTGTATTTGCATGGACTGCAAGGAAAAAGAATTAAAGGATCCAGAGTACGATAAGGCTATCAATGCGGACCATGAAGAAATCAAAAGAGGCAACTATAATTTTAAGGGCGTCAGAGGTAAATAACTTCCCGCATACAAGGCGGGTTATATATTGACACGAAAATAATAAGTAGAAAATAGAAATGACAAACGGGGACTTTCAGACGAGAGTTCCTTTTTCTATGTCATGAAAGGGGGTGAAAGCTTATGGCAGGTAGAGGAAGACCACCAAAACCAACTAAGGTCAAAGAACTGGAAGGTAATCCAGGCAAGAGACCACTGAATAAAAATGAACCTAAACCTCAGCAGAAAGCACCTAATTGCCCGTCATGGCTGGAGCCTGATGCTAAGAAAGAATGGAGAAGGTTATCAAAAGAGTTGGAAACAATGGGACTGCTTACACAGATCGATATGGCAGCTTTTGCTGGATATTGCCAAGCTTACTCAAGATGGAAAGAGGCAGAAGAATTTATAACTAAACACGGATCCATTTTAAAGACCGCTTCGGGATACATTCAGCAAATACCGCAGGTTTCAATTGCACAGCAGAACCTTAAACAAATGAGGAACTTTTGCTCAGAGCTTGGCTTAAGTCCATCTGCAAGAAGTAGGCTTAATATCAATAACACCGGAAGCGTCATTGGTGGTGACGCAATGGCAGAGTTGCTCGTTAACTTACCCAAGGCAGAAGATCTGATGAATGATGATTAAGATTAAGCAAATTGAAGGGAGGAAACCATATGCCGTACAGTGAAGCGCATGCGAATCACGCTATAAATTTTATCGAGCAGCTGAAGCTTACCAAAGGCAAATGGGCAGGACAACCTTTCAAGCTTCTTCCCTGGGAACTGGATCTTGTAAAAAAGTTATTTGGAACGCTTAGGGATGATGGGACTAGGCAGTATAGAACGGCCTATGTAGAAATTGGTAAGAAAAACGGTAAATCGGAGCTCGGCGCTGCCATTGCGCTTTATATGCTCCTAGCCGATGGTGAACCCAATGCGGAAGTTTATGTTGCTGCTTGTGATAGACAACAGGCCAGTATCATCTTTAACACCAGTGTGAACTTTGTTGAAGGGAACACCACCCTTTCAAGGGTAACCAATCTGGTAAGGTCAACAAAGAGAATAGTTTATCCAAAGACCGGTAGCTTTTATCAGGTGTTAAGTTCTGATGTA